ATTACTTCGGAGGTCATGATGGCCCTGACCGTGAAGACGCCAGCGACGGAACGGGATCTGACCACTGTGTCTGCGGTCAGGGATGCCATCGGAATCACCGACGACTCGTTCGACCCGTTCCTCGAACAACTCATCCACGCTGTGAGCGACGCCATCGAGCGGTACACCAACCGGATCTACGCCCGGCAGACCTACGTCGAGACGCTTCGGGGCCATGACCACCCCATCTTGCTCGTTGGGCAGACGCCAATCCTCTCGGTGGTGTCCGTGCTCTGCGAGAGCCAGGTGGTCGTTGACTACGTGATTGACGACGCCGAGATCGGCAGCCTCTACCGCGAGGCGGGTTGGTTCCGCAGCGCATGGGTGGGATGGGATGTCGAGGCATCGGTCATTCATGGCACCGAAGGCCCACTCTACACGGTCGAGTACCAAGCGGGTTACATCCTGCCGGGAGAACCCAACTGCACCTTGCCCTACTCGATTCAGCAAGCGGCGGTGATCACCGCGTCGGACTTCATGATGAAGTCGGTGCGAGGCGGCGGCGACATCAAGAGCAAGAAGGTCGGTGACTTGGTGATCGAGTACCAGGAAACCGCCGAACGCGCCTCGACCCAAGCTGGCATCAAGATCGAAGCCATCCCGTCCACGGCCAGAGCGTTGCTCTCGGTGAGGGTCCTGTGAGTCCGGTAAGCCCCTTCGCTGACCTCATGGTGCACACGATCACGTTGGAGCGCCGCGTGTCGGTGGATCAGTACGGCAGCGCCACCTTCGGCGCGGGCACTCACTTCAAGTGCCGCGTGGTGGGCCAAGAGCGCTTCACGCGAGGCGCGGGCGGGCAGGAAGTGGTTTCGACCACGACCATCTACATCCTCGGCGACAACAACATCCAGTCGGTGGATCGGATCACGTTGCCCGATGGGACGCAACCGCCCATCATCGCGGTGCGGACCTACCCCGACGAGTTCGGCACCCACCATCAGGAGGTGTTGCTGTGACCGTCAGAGTGAAGGTCGAGTTCAAGAACGCCCCCCAAGTGGTCGCCACCTTCAAGCGACTCGGGAAGGATGGACTCGACGCCATCGCCAAGGCGCTCTACCAAGTCGGGAACGAGATCATGACCGACTCGAAGAACGTCTACGTGCCCGTCCGCAGCGGCGTGCTCCGCTCGACGGGTACGGTCTCTCTGCCACGCAAGCTGAAGGACAAGGTGCAAGTGCAACTCGGCTACGGCGGAAACGCCGCGCCTTACGCCAAGGTGCAGCACGAGAACCTGACCTACAAGCACCGCGCCCCTCAGCAAGCCAAGTACCTTGAAACTCCGGCGCTGCGTCGTTCGCAAACCATCGGCCCGAAGATCGCTCATGAACTCAAAGCGGCCCTCGGCAGAGCAGCCAAGAGGTGAACGGTGCTACTCGAAGAACTCGGTCAGCGCCTTCAGGCCTTGGGGCATGGCACTCTTGGCGTGGACCTTTTCATCTACCAGCTGCCCGACGAACCCGATTCCTGCGTGGCGCTCCGGGGCTACGAAGGCCCCGAGCCCGTCTACACCCAAGGCACCGCCTTGCCGACCTTCGAACGCCCGCGTTTTCAACTGACGGCGCGAGCCTTGGAAGTCGGCACGGCCATGACCGCAGCGTGGGCGGCTTGGAAGGAGCTTTCGCGGATCAAGAATGAACTGATCGGCGGCGCGTGGTACCTGAGCGTCCATCCTTTGCAGTCGCCATTCCTGTTGGAACGGGACGAGAACAACCGGTGGGTGGCCGCAGCCAACTTCGAAGCGTGGAAGGAGGTGTCATGAGCAACGACAAGATCCGCACGCGGGCGTTCAGGGCTCCGGTGACCAAGCCGGTGACCGAATCGCCGGTTGCCAAACAGGACGAGTCGACGCCCGACCCGCCCTACGTGAAGCGAGAATGGAAGTGGAAGCCGCTGTGGCAATGCACACGGTGTCCATTCAATTCGCTGGATGAGCGAGGTTTCTGGATGCACTGGGCCGAGCGGCACCAGCCGCCACAACAGGCACCGTCTGCGCTGGTGGGACCGGACGGGAAACCGATCGAAAGAGAGGAATGAGCGATGGCACGAACTGCACTGACCGCAATCGTCTGTGGCGGACCGTGGGACTACGACGGCGTGCTGCTGACCTTCACCGCAGCCGACGCCACGAACAAGAACCAAGTGGTGCTGACCGGGCGCGAGCTCGTCATCGTGAACAACACCAACGTCGGCGCGCAGTCGGTCACGTTCACCAGCGTCGCCGATCCGTACGGGCGCACCAAGGACATGACGTTCTCGATCCCGGCGGCGGCCTACCGCGTGTTCGGGCCGTTCACTCGCCAGGGGTGGGACAGCGGCGGGCAGCTGCTCATCGACGCCGGTGCCGCCGACGTGCTGCTCTGCGTCCTGCGCCTGCCCGACTCGTGGACCGGCAAGTAGGGAGGTGACGCATGACCACACTCGGATCTCATGGCACTCTGGTCCAGATTGGCGACGGGGCGACTCCGACCGAGGCGTTTGCCACCATCGGCGAACTGGGTGACATCGAAGGACTCGCCATCGCCCGCGAGACGCACGACGCGTCGGTCCAGACCTCGGATTGGATGGTCAGCATCCCCGGCCTGAAGAAGATGGAGAACGTGAAGTTCTCGATCAACTTCGACCCGGCCGACCCGACGCACGACCACCTGACCGGGCTCATCAAGGACGTGAACGACGGGACCAAGCGGAACTTCCGGATCATCTTCCCGGACCCGGCGACCACGACCTACCAGTTCGCGGCCTACGTGGTGAACGTCACGCCGAGCGCCCCCGTGGATGGCGTGCTGACAGCCGACGTCGAGTTGCTGCCGACGGGCGAGCCTGCCCCGAGCTTCGGCGTCTAGGGGTGCCCCGTGGACGCGGGGTTCTACTCGGTCATCGTCGAGGTCGACCGGCCGCGAGAGCTGCGGATCGACTTCAACATCATCTGTGACGCGGAGAAGGTCACCGGCCTCAGCTTGCTGCAGGACTGGACACAGAGCATCTCCGCGCAGGGGCTGCGGGCGATCTGTTGGGCTTCGTGGAAACGCGAGGAACCCAAGCTCACGCTCGAAGAGGCGGGCCTGATCGTCGGCAAGTACGTTCACGTCATCACCGAGGCTCTGACGCGGGCGTGGTTGGAGGCGCTGCCAACGAAGGAGGACATGGAGTCCATCGAGGACCCTCAGACGGCGACCAACCTAAGTTGACCTGGGAGGGGTTGTGGTCGTCAGCCAGGATCCACCTCGGACTCAGTTCCGAGGAGTTCTGGTCGTTGACTCCCCGGCAGTTCGTGCTTCTCGGCAGAGCGAAGCAAGTGGAGATCATGCGTCAAGAGTACGGCCCTGCGTTGGTGTGCTGCATGGTGGCGGCGCTCGCCGGTCAGAAGCGACAGCCGCGGGACTTCATGCCATCGTTGAGCAGAAGGAGATCACGCCCGGATTGGAAGGACCAGTTGGAGAAGGTCAAGGTGCTTCACGCCCGGATAGGGGGAGCCGATGGCGCTCACAGTAGCTGATCTCCTCGTCCTGATCACCGCCGATGCCAAAGGCTTCGAGCAAGCCATGGGCGACATCGGCAAGAAGTTGCAGACGTCGGCGAAGGACATGGAGAAGTTCGGGAAGGGGATGTCCACTCAGGTGTCCCTTCCCTTGTTGGCGATCAGCGGTGCCGCCGCCAAGATGGCGATGGACTTCAACTCGTCCCTCACCAAGATGGTCGTCATGGCTGGCGTGTCGCGGGAGCAGGTGAACGCATGGCGAGATGACTTCGAACGACTCTCTCAGGAAGCGGGCCGCTCTGCGACCGAGTTGACCGAAGCCATGTTCAGGATCACGTCGTCAGGTTTGGAAGGAAGCACGGCGCTCGCTGCGCTTGAAGCCTCGGCAAAGGGTGCAGCTATCGGCATGGGCGAAACCAACACCATCGCCTTCGCTGCGACTTCGGCCATCAACGCCTACGGGTTGTCGGCAGAGGACGCCGACAAGGTCGTGGCGCAGATGATGATGACCGTTCGGATGGGGAACATGGATGTCAGCACGCTCGCTGGCACTCTCGGTGCGGTTCTCCCCATCGCCGCCGAGTTGGGGATCGGTCTGGATCAGGTCGGGGCTTCCATCGCGTCGATGACTCGTCTCGGCGCGGATGCTCACATGGCGACGACGGCCCTGCGGCAAGTCATGGCGACCTTGGCTGACCCGACAGCCCAAGCCAAGGAACTGTTGGCTGGCGTCGGGTTGACCGCAGCTGATCTTCGAGCGGAGATGCGGGAGAGAGGTTTGCTCTCCACGCTGATGCTTCTGAAGGAACGGTTCAAGGACAACGACGAAGCCATCTACACGATGTTCCCCAACATCCGAGCACTGACCGGCGTGCTCAATCTCACCGGGAGGAACATCGCCGCAACCGAGCGGATCACGAAGGCGCTCGCCGAGACCACCGGGAAGGATCTCAACGAGGCCTACGAGGTCGTGCAGCAGGGGATGGGCCACAAGTTCAAGCAATCCCTCATGGCGATGGAATCGTCCATGATCCAGCTCGGGCAAGTGACGTTGCCGCCCTTCATCGACGCCATGCAGTTCCTCGCCACCCTCGCCACCAAGGGGGCCGAGGCGCTCAACACCATGAGCCCGGCCATGAAGAACATCGTGCTTGGGATCGGCGGGTTCCTGATCGCGCTCGGGCCAGCGGCGGTCATGGTCAGCATGTTCACGAAGAACATCGGGTGGCTGATCACGAAGCTGACTCAGCTGTCCGTCCAGGCGACAACCACGGCCGCTTCACTCAACGCCGTGACCGCTTCCGGGGTGCGGAACTACACCAACACCTCGGTCGCGATGTACAGCTATTCCACCGCCGCGACACAGGCTCGGGTCTCGACTCTGAACCACACAGCCGCCTTGCAACAGTCCAAGGTGGCGATGGCCGCGAATGGCCTCGCCTTCTTCGCGCTCGGTTACCAAGTCGGCACTTTCCTGAACATCTGGATCAGCAAGTGGCCGCTGGCCGCGAAGGCATTCGGCACGTTCGCCGACGCGGACAAGGACTTCATCGAGCAACTGGCGACCGACCAACTCGCGTGGGACACCAACCTGGGCAACTACGAGCGGATGCGCCAGACGTTGAAGCTCACCGGCGACGAGTGGAAGATCAGCGGGGAACAATCGAAGGAGAACGCGGCGAGGCTGGTGGAGTTGCTTCCGAAGATCGAGGCGATCTCGAAGGCGAAGCGGGAGGAAGCGAAAGCGATCCGTGAAGCGGGGGCGGCGGACACCGGGCAAACGGAGATCATGAAGCGAGCCCAAGATTACATCATGCAAAAGTACAAGGAGCGGAAGGCGGCGCAGGATGCGTTGGTGACCAAGGTCCGCGAGGAGTACGACTTCATGACCCGCGAGGAGGTGTTGAAACAACTCGCGGAGCGAGCGGCCGCCTACAAGTACATGGTCGACCAGAAGGTGTCGGAGCAACAGATCCAGGACCAGATCGGCACCGCACTCGTCGATGACCTGACTTTGCTTCAACAGTACAAAGAGCCGTTGTCCGCTCTCCCGGAGGAGACGCGGAAGATGCTCGAAAACCTGAAGGGCGGGAATCCCGAGCTCGCGAAGCAAGTGGAAAGCCTTGGGATGCTCGGCACCCAGTATGAGTCGTTGTCGGCGGCGATGAAGGTGGCGGTTTACGACCCGGCGACCGGCATGGCGATCACCGTCGAGGAAGGTCTGAAGCACGGGTTCGCCGAAGGTACTCGCAACGGGTTGAGTGACGCGACGCAACAGATGGCGCAGTGGGTCGCGTTCCAGAAGGATGTGAAAGTCCCAATCGAGTTGACCGTGATAGTTCCTGACATCGTCCAGATCGTAAAGGACACCATGAACGGCAAACTGCCACCGGGTGGAGGCGCGTTGCCATGAGCTTCACGAGCCTGCAGACCGGGATCGAGAACTACGCTGGCGGCACCAAGCTCCTGTTCCCTCATCCTCCCATCATCGAGGAACGGTTCGCGGAGTCGAGCATCAGCACGGTCACCGCTTGGTCGTTGTCGAACACGGCTTGCGTGGTGCAGTACAACTCGACCCAGGCCCGCAGGTACCTGAAGCTCTTCGTGCGGGCGCTGAGCGCGTCGGAGATGGCTACGCTCACCACTTTGCGCGACATGGGCGGCTTGATGTACGCCAAGATCACCCCCGGCACCTCAACGACGATCCTCTGCTGTTTCGGAACGGATGATGAGCACGAGATCGAGGCCATGATCGCGGATCACCCGGAAAAGACCGCAGCGGGCAACGACATCCCCGCGTTGCTGAAGGTCTACGACGCGCACATCGTCCTCGTCAGGATGGAGTGAAGCATGGCCGCTACGCTCGACCTCCGGTGGGCATCGCAAGCTGGCAGCGCGGTCGGGAGCTTGGGCCTGCGTTACGCCAACCTCAGCGGCACGCCAATCCTCTCCTGCGTGCGTCGTGATCTCGGCGAAGGCACCTACCCGCTCGGGCAGTACAACGGGCAGTTCGTCGCTGACACCTACACGCTCAACTTCACGACCGGCCCACACGTCACCGTGATCGCCGACCTTGGGTCCAAGAACCCCTGGCACAACGCGACGCCGGTGGACATCGTCACCGACGGCGTTACGGTGCACAGCAACCTCATCGGCGGAGTTGACCTCGTGTTCTCCGCTGGCACCGTCAACGGCAACCAAGGCGTGGTGACGGTCGGAGCCTACCTGTCGGCGGGCGGGATTGATACCGAAGCACTCAACTTCGGCGTCACCAAGAACGACGGTGTGCGTGACACCTTCCGCGCCGCAGTTGTGAACACGGGGACCGACACAGCCGCCGATGTGCGCCTCTCGGTGCTTCCCGGTGGCTACTACTCCGGCACGGATGCCGCTTCAATCATCTGCCGTCTCGGTCCTCACTCGGAGGACACGCGGGCGAAGATGGCGCAGGTGGCGAGCTATGCCATCACCTACGACACCTGGACCAACGCCGGGGCCTACTACACCGCGAACGTCAATGTCGGCGGGCAGCTTTGCATCGCCACCGCCAAGTTCGACGGCGAGACGGTCTACGAGTGGGGGAGCGCCAACGGTTACGTGGACGCCGATGACCGCTTGAAGGGGTGGCAAGTCGTGTTCGCCAAGATCACCGCCACCCCAGTCGGCAAGACCACCACCTTCGTCTCCGCTCAGGGATGGGCGTGGGCCGAAGTGGCCGCTGATGTCGGCGGCGCGGCTCTCTCCTTCTCGTCGGGTCCGGTGTTGCTCGGTGACATCGCGCCGTCAGCCACGGTCTACGTCTGGTGCGCCGTGACGATCCCGGAAGGAACAGCGAAGGGAGCGATCAAGCTATGGACGCCGCGCCTGCGCTTCATGGGAATCTGACCGTGCGTTTCCCGACGCACGAGCGTTGGCGCTGCGACTGCGGTTGTGTCATCGACGTCGAACAACGGCTGCGCGGTGGGTTCGTCGTCATCTTCACGGAGTCAACCGATCCCGATTCCAGATGGCGATGTGATTGTGGAGCGTGGCAACATCTGCACGGCGGTGAGTGGCGTCCGACCAAGAGGGGGTACTGATGAGCGCAGAACTGATGCTCCGCTACGGTGGTGCGCCGACGACGGATGAAGCCGACCTCGACGTGCGCTACGAGAACACCACCAACACGCCGATCACTTCCGTCACGTGGCGCGGGAACGGGCAAGCGGTCGCTGGCACCTACGTCGTCACGTTCACCAAGTCGGGCACGGTGTCCTGCACCGTGGTCGCTCAGGGCGATGGCGCGACGAGCCGCAACCCGTGGGGCAACCGCAGCGGCTTGTCCGTGGTCGCTGATGGCTCCACCCCCAACTACGACATCATCCCGGGGCTTGGTATCGTCGTCAGTGCCAGCACCGATACTGGGTGGGCGGCGAAGTTCACCATCGGCAACTACCTGACGACCGGAGCGGTCGCGACCGAGGTCTTGGAGTTCGAGATCGTCACCGCGAACAGCGATAGCAGCAACCGGCAGGTCGCGTGTCGCAACGTCGGGACGGAGACGAGCGCGAGCACCTACATCTACGCGCTGCCGGGCTGGTACTTCGATGGCACAGGGGCTGAGACGTTCATTCAAAAGTTGGTGCCGCACTCCAACCCGACCTACCACAAGACCGCGACCAAGCGCACCTTCACGATCACCTTTGCCGACTGGAAAACCGGCGGCAGCGGGAAAAAGACAGCCGATGTGCTGGTCAACGGCAACAAGGCGGTCGAGGATGCCGAGTTCGACGGCGTCACGCAGTACGAGTACGGCGTGGCCGGGTACGATGACACCAACAACTACTTGCCCGGGATGGGGATTGTCCTGCCAAATACCACCGCTGATCCGACCGGGTCGAGCATCACCGTCAACGTGCGTGACGGCTACACCTGGGTTGCGTTCGCGCCTGATGTCGCCGGCTCGCCGGGAACGTGGCAAGCTGCCGGAGTGGACCTCTCGCTCGGCAACATCAACGCTGCGTCCTACGTGCTGTTTTGGATTCGTTGCGAGGTGCCGAGCGCGGCGCAACCCGAGAACCCGTGCCGCATGATGACGATTCGCGCCCGCGGGCTGAGCATCTGAGGAGGAAACGATGGCGAGACACCTTGACTGCGACTGCAAGTACAGCGCGTGGCAGAGTCAATGGGACTGGGTTCGGTTCGAGGGTCGGTCGATCACCAAATGGGGCAGTCCGTCCAATCAGAGCGGAGCCGTCACCTACAACGACAACGACAACCGACTCGGCTACTCGCCTGTCAGTGGGACCGTGGTCGAGCTGGCGGCGAAGTTCCTGATGGCGAAGGTGCGTGCCTTACTCGGCTACCGCGCCATCATCCTGAGTGCGCCGTTCCGGCTCGTGCAAGTCGGCAACCCGAACTCGGCCACCTGCACGATGCGCGTCTACAAGTTCCTCAAACCGTACCCGGACATCAACCAGATCAGCTACTTGTACAAGGACACCGGGTCCTCGACGCCGTGGTTCAATGGCGGGTACGCGCCGCAGTTCGGGCACGACCATTCCTCCAACCCGATCGCGACCCAGCAGTACGACAACTCCATCGCGCAGTACACCTACTACCCGCCGTTCGAGATCAAGGACTACCTGCAGGAGCAACTGCTACGGAACGACGATCTGTGGATCGACATCTGGCAGATGGACACGTCCACCGTGTTCTTCGTCAGTGGACCGGCGCACGCCAGCTACCCGTGGGACCTCGACATCTACTACATGTTCCCTATCGAGATGTTCCCGACGCTCGGCGACGGAACCATCGACTTGACTCGGTTGCTCAACATCGACAACGAGCCGTTGGACCTTGGCGCGTATCAGCGACTGCAGACTGGCGCTCCGGTGAAGTTCATGCTGAAAAACTTCAGCACCACGACCATCGCGCACTGCGAGGTGTGGGACGACCATCCTCAGTGGAGCGACCCACAACCTGATAGCGGCAACGGCGGCACCGGCGATCTTGCCTACGTGTCGGTTTACGAAGCCTGTTGTTCGCAACGGTGGGAAGTGAAGTTCTCGTCGAGTACGGCATACGAGGTGAAGGCCACCGCTTACCTGGACAACACGACCAGCCTCCACCCGAGTTACGACGGGACTCCGGCGTGGCAGAGCAACACGAGCTCCAACTGGTCCGACCCGAGTGGCAACGTCACCATTCCGAGCGCGGCGTGGTCGGGCACTCCTTCAACCAACGACCTGTTTGTGTTCTACACCAGGGGACAGACGACCGACTCGGCGTGGCCTGAGGACAGCAACGATCAGGTCGAGATTTGTTCCGACAGCGGTGGCGTTCCGGTCGAGGACTGGCGGCCCATCAATGGTCGCCGCACCGAAAGCACATCGAGCGTGACCATCGACGCGACCACCAAGACGGTGAACGTGCAGCGGATCGTCACCGCCGACTGGCCCATCGGTGGCGAGGTCTTCGTCGCGAACCAAGACACCATCAACACGGGCACTATCAAGAGCGTAACCGCGACAACGGTGGAGATCGAGAACCTGACCGCGAACAGCAACGTCTACGCCGCCGGCGCGATCGTTGCGACCACGCTCCCGATCCGCGACACCCCGGCGTCGCAATGGGGGCAACTGAGTGCGGACAGTGGAGACGGTCAAACCTACCCCAACCGGATCTACGTGGCGAACGCGGACCAGATCTTCACGGCGACCGCAGTGCCGATCTTCATCCAGTCAGTCACCGACCCGACACGAGCGAAACGGCTGAGATCTTCGCGATCACAACTACCTACATTCAGACATCCGGAGACCTGACGAATGCCTACGAGTCGGGCGACTTCGTGGCGCGGACCGGGCAAGGCGAGGCGGCGTTCTGGCTCCGAGTCGTGGCGAGCGGATCGACCGACGAGGAGTTGAAGGAATTCAGGTTGAACGTGATCGCGTAGGAGGATGAGTGCCGACAGTCGACGCCGTCATCGAGGAATGGGAGTTCGATCCGAGCCGGATCGACGTGCTTCAACTGACGGGGTTTGATCCGGCAGACGGCGATGGCAATCTCGCGCCTGGCACGCCGATCAAATTCGACTTGCTCAACAGCGCGCACTCTCAGGTACATGACTTCGAGGGTGGAGCCGACACCGGGTGGACTCGCCTCCTGTACGACGACGGATGGACGCACGCGACCTGGAACAATGGCACCGGCGACGAGTGGGACGTCTACGACGACGACGGCAACTATGTTTATCGTGCGCAGGCACAGGCGACGAGCGTTCTGCCCGATGATGAACTGGTAGTCCGCGACTCGACATCCGACTCGGTCGTGCGAGTGAAGTGGTTCACCGGTGCGACGGCCGGGCTGTGCGGGCACGTCGCCTGGAAGGCGTCCGCGTACAAGACGACCTACGGGATCTACGGCGTCGGCGCTGAGATCGACAGCGGCGGGCTAAGGCTCGTCAGGTACTACAACAACAACGGCACACGTGGCGTGATTGCTACCTCGTCATTCACGCCCACCAATGACACGTGGTACTGGATCAGGCTCCAACACATCAGTTGCTATACGCCCTACGTGCGGGCGAAGTACTGGACGGGTGCGCGGCTCGACGAACCGGCGACCTGGAACATCTCGTGGGTGCGGGCCGATGCGCTCTATCAGGTCCCGTCGTCATGGCAGTACACCGGCTTCGGTGTGCGCTGTCACGGCGGCAGCGCATACTTCGATGGCTACGAGAATTTCTGTGCCCCCGACAACACATCTTTGTCGAAGTTGACAGTCACGGTGGATGGCACGGCTTGCACCATCGCCAATGGTCGGCTCACCGTGCGGCTCAACACGCAGGTCGAGACCAGGGAAAGCTGGACGCTGCCGGTACCGGCAGTCAACAACTGGCACGTGGAGGTCAACTGGTCCGAGATCGCGCAAGCGATCACCGGCACCATCACGGTGGTCGTTGACTACGATGGGGTAGAACTGTCGAGCACCGACTTCGACGTAACGCGCATCCCCGGAGCATGGCCGACCTACGATCCGGCGACGGATAGCCCGAGCGGCGATCCGGACCGGATGTCATGGTTCGATCTTCTCACCACGACCGCAACGACGCCGGAAGGCGTGTTCAGCTTCTTCCGCACCATCTTCCCGCTGTCGTGGGGGTACCAGGACGCGCAGTACACGATAGCGCCCGCCACATGGCCGAGCGCTTTCTTCGAGGACTTCACGTGGCTGCTCTACACGCCCTACTACACCCCGGTCGATGGCCTCTACATGATTGGGCATCCGGTATGGAGTCACTTCTCGGCGAGCGTGGTGCCTGCCATCCCGGCCATTGGGGACTTCCCGTCCGACGCGGTCGTGCGCGGATCGAAGGAGTCGCTGTTCCCGTCCGACATCGTTGTGCAGGGGTACAAGCGCACCGACTTCCCGGCCCTGGTGATCCCGAGCTATCAGTTGTGGTGGGAAGGCGCTTCGTCGTTTGTGGTCGGCGAGGAGATCGTGCAGGAGTTCGACGCATCGGCCCTGTTGTTTATGCGGCGAGCTGGGACGGTGGTGCACTTGCGCGTCATGTCGCAGACGACCCACGACAAGCTCTTGGAGATGGGAGTCAAGTGGTCTCTGCCGATCACCGCCACGACCGATGAGTGGGAGTGGGACGAGCAACATATCTCCGTCAACGAACCGTGGTACGACGACGCTTGGGCCTACCGGGTGAAGGTGACAGTCGCCGCTTCGAAGGTCTACGCCGACATCACCGACCTCGATGTGCTTCTCACCGAAGCGAATTTCCCTGCCCACTTCTGGTCGAACGTCATGAGCACGGGTGCCGACATCGTCGTGACCGACTCAACCGCCACACTAGCGGGCAAGCGGTACCGCGACCTGATCGCGTTCGACCGGACCGCGCAGACAATGCAACTCCGCTTCCGTGGCAACGTCGACTCGGACACCGACACCGACTTCTACGTCTACTACGGGAACCCGTCAGGGACGGAGACCAACAGCGCCTTGACGTACGGCAAGCTGGACGCGCAGGGGTCGCTCCAACGGTTGCGCGTCTACTACACCATGCAGCAGGACCCGGGAGGCGGCTCGCCGCAGCTCACCGACCGGGCGGGGTATGGGAACTACCACGGTGTCGCCTACAACATGGCGAGCGGGAACCGTGTCGCCAGCTACGGCGATCTCGGCTACGCCTGGGACTTCGATGGTACGGCGGAGAGAGTGGAGAATGCCAGCGACTTCGCCTATTACATGTACTACCAGATCTACAGCGCCTGGGTGAACGCGGACAACGTGACCGCCGGCGGCACGATCATGTGCTACTGGCGCAACTCCGCAGGGAACTACCACCAGTGCGGCATTGCTATCACGTCCGACAAAAAGATTCAGGCCTACTGGTACAACAGCACGACCCGCACTTACCGAACCTGCGGGACCGCACTCACGAGCGGCTGGCACCACGTCGTCGTCGGGATTGACGCGCAGTATTTCGACGTGGACATCTGGATCGACGGCGCGCAGGTGGTGCAGGACAACAACGTCGGGACAATCAACATCGGCGGCGCCGGACTCCGATGGGCAATTGGCGCACGCAGGAACCCATCGAACCTCGCAGTCCTCGACTGGTTCAAGGGCCAGATCGACGAGTGCCGCTGCTATTTGCTCGGCACGACCGATCTCGGGTTCCCGGGAACTGAGGTGCAGACGCGCTACGCGAATGAGAGCGACCCGGCCACCTTCTACGCGGTCGGCACGCCGGAGTCGAAGCCATGAGCGTACGGACCGATCTCGTGGTCACGGTCTACATGGATCAGCGGGACATCACTCCGTGGTGCCGCTCGGTGAGTTGGAGCCAACCCGATGAGTTCCTCGAACAGACGTGGACCGTGACGACCCACGCGTGGCACCTGTTCGATGTGAACTCGCGCTACGACATCTACGCGAGCTACGACCCGGGGAATCCGCGTGACACCTGCGTGATTCGGCAAGGTTACGTGCTGCCCGACCAGAGGATGAGCGTGTTGGTAGATCGGAAGGACCAACCGCTGATCACGGTCAACGGGAAGTCCTATTCGAGCCGGTCCTTCCGAAAGACTCCTACCGAGACTCTCGTGCTGGTGCCAGCCGCTGAAGGCGTCTCGGACCAGAACATGGCTCGGGAAGTCCTGAAGCGCTACGACGGGCCCGTGGGCCGGGTGCGAGTCATCAGCAACTGTTGGGACCTTCGGAGGGTTGTCTTGACGTTGGCCCGCCGCGCCGAGTTCAACGCGGACTACTGGGGGCCTAACGTGAAGATGCAGCCCATCATCGTCCCTCCTGCGGTGAGCTATTGGGAGTCCATCCTTCAGCTGATCGAACCCTACGCGCTCGAAGTCGTCTACAGTGAGTGGGACAATTTCCTCCTGTTTTGGGATCCCGTGTCGAGGTGGTACGGAAGGCAGAGCATGACCATTCCTGGCGACTTGATCGAACGCATCGACGCTTGGCCGAAGTTGCGGAAGCGACCGCGCCGGGTGATCGTGAAGGTGCCAGCATGGCCTTGATCCCGACCCGCGAGGTGCGTCACGTCCTCGAAGGCTACGAGGACCAGGACCTATTCACCGAAGGCAACCTCCGCACCGTCGTGACAGAAGGTTGGTACAGCCATCCCTCGTTGGAACAGGATGTGCTCATCGAGCGCGAGTACACGACCATCAACCAGTTCGGCAACCCCATGCACCGCACCAAGGAAGAGTGGAGCTACGACCGGCCTGGTGGACCGCCGAAGAAGTACAAGAAGGAGATCTGGTCGAAGGCATTCGTCCCTGCGGTCAACCCCCACCGGACGCTCACCAAAATGGAGGAGGAGACGACCGTTTTCTGGACGTTCACTCCGTACGCGCCGGACGTGCTCGCTTACCGCAGACAGGTCGATGCCTACGTGGTCTACAACCTGAAGCCCGCGCCGGATCTGACACCAGAGGGCGAAGCGAAAGTCGAGGAACGTGGACAAAAGGCTGACGGCGCGACCGACGAACAGAAGCGGTTTCACATCGCGTCGGCGCAGCTCTGGTCGGAGGCGACGAACAAAGGCACCGTGGTCGAGAAGGCCGACGCCAACCAGAGTGCTCGCTGGGTTCATGGCGTCATCGTCGAGGAGGTCTCGGTAGCGGAGGAAACCGACCGTTACACCCAGTGGGGGTGGCGGAAGTTTGCTCTGCGACCCGACGACGTGGAGTGCATCGGCCCGAACTACTTCCAGAAGGAGAGTTGGAACTACCGGCTCGATGTGCCGGTGGAGCCGCCTCAGATCAGCGTCAGCAACGCCCAAGAGGACGGGGTGCGGGTGACGATCAGGGGCGGCGGAGCGGAAATTGTCATCCCCCTCACCACGGGCAGGAAGCGCTATCGGCGCGGCCCCGAGGAGTATCGGGTGTTCCGCAAGAAGGTGGACGAGGCGGAACGGGAGGAGGGCGATGACCCCTTGGGGATTTGGGAAGATGGTGAAGCGCCACCATCGGATCGCCGCAACGTCATCGTCAGCAGCTTCGTGGGTGGCTACGACGGCACTCCTGACCCCGCTGGTGGCTTGCCGAGCCAAACCTCGTACACCGAACCCCACGACCCCGATCCCGTGGTCGACGACAGTTGGGGGTCGGTCGGCACGGCGAAGAACGAAGCCGAGGACCGCGACTACGAGGAAGGGCGGGCGGTGCTGTTCGACAAGGACGTGACCGCTGGTTCGACCTACATCTACGCCGCGACGGCGGTGATCCAAGATACCGAGTCGCCGCTGTCCAACCAAGCGGAGATCGAGTTCGACGGAGCCGAGCCGCGAAGCTATAGGATCAGCGTCAGGACGAACTCGGATGGATCGGTCGAGGGCGACCTGACGATGCCCGACGACCCGACTTTGGCCTTCAACGGTTTCGGTGACACGGTCGACTTCACGATCCCCGCTGTGGTGGACGAGCTCGGCGAGGCGTCCTACCCCGCCGACACGGTGACGCTCACCGTGGCCGAAACAGTCAATGTGGAGGAGGAGACCTTCTCGATCACCCCTCCGAACATCCCCGAGGTCTGGACCCCTGAGACTCCGGTGGTCCTGACCGATGTGATCGGGCCTGGGAAACCCGACGCGAGCGGGATACTGCGGCCCTACACGGTGCGCGGCAGGATCGTGACGCAGAGCGGCACGACCGTCACCGTCACCGCGCTCAACGCTGACGACCACCTGTACCCGGTCGGGACGCTGGTGGAACCGCAAGTAGTGGATGACATGGGGGCTGGCGGTGGAGACGAGTTGGGGGATGAGACGGGGGACTTCGAGGAGTCCACAATCGAGGCCTTGGTCATGGCCGTGGGAGTCCGCCAAGCCACTCGGAACGGCGATGAGTGCTTGGCGTTGGATCTGGACGTGAAAATGCCCCTGATCGGCCTTCAGGCCGGGGCAGAGGTCACCATCGTCGGAGTCGAGTGGGATGCTTTTGGGAACGATCTGTGGCTACAGTCTCAGATCGAGGAGGTCCCGTGGGTTCTCCGGGGGTGGGAGATCACGGTGGTTCGGGATGACAAGGGAGTCCTGCAGTGCGATGGCACCAAGTTGAAGCTGACACAGCGCTGATACACCCTTGCGCGGCGATCAGCGGTTTTCATGCGTCCCCGCGTCTGTGGTCGCGCCGAGGGGGGAGGGTAATAGGGTGACATACCCTCGACGTTCGGCGCGCTTAGAAATGATCCTACGAGCACTCTGCAACCGGGTATCAACATGATCCGACTCACCTGGGCTGACATCGGGACGAAGCCGCACCGCGAGCGGCCGAGCAGGAACCCCCCACATCCCTTCATGGACTTGGGGTGGTGGGCTCAGGTCAGGGAGTACGAGCACTACTTTTACGAGCACAACCGCACCATGCCGCTGCTCAACGATCTTGGTTGGTCGACGCTTGAAGGCTATGAGATCAACCCCTGGCCGGAACGCTTCAACGGTCATATGTGGATCGACCGGACCGACCGCCACGAGACAATCGAGGGCTGGTACCTCGACGTTTACGGAAAGGATGAGCAGACGGGTGGGTACTACGAGATGCCGCGTTGCCCCCACCTGTGGCTCGACATGACCTACGAGCCGCCAGAGATCAACCCCCAGGAGTGCGTCACCAAGCCCCTGAAGCACCACAACCCCGACGACGCTGCGAACCTCAACCCTCTGGACCTGGACCCGACGACGTTGACCAGGTTGCCGTTCAAGAACGAAGACGAGGCGCAAGTCGGCGACCGTTTCCGGGCCTACTGTCACCTGAAGGAACCGATCTTGGCCGACATCATCGGGCACGACGGCGCGAGCGTGGTGCTCAGCATCCCGAACGATTGCCTTCTGTTCGCGCCCTTCGACTTTCGGCACCCGGAGTGGTATCGGTGCTTCGACGTCGATGGCAAACAATTGCTGAACACCGAGGAATGGCTGGCGCTTAGGCCCGACATGGAGTACGTCATTCATCTGCGCCCCCGCTGGTGGCGGGTGACCGTGTTCGTCCTGGCGCACTACGCCTACGTCAGTCTGTGGGGCTTCGAACTCAACGATGAGTTCTTTGTGCACGTGTTCTTCGACCGCCCTCCCGTCTATCCGTATCGCCACGATGTGATCCACTCGAAGCAAGAACAAGGGTCAGAGAATTGGAACGGCGACATGAGGTCCTACGACATCGGGATCGACTACTGGTGGGAGCAGACGACAGCGGCAGCCAATCTCGCCAGGGAAATTCTCGATCAGCAGTACAGCTGGTACTGCGTCGTCTATATGTTCCTCTCCAACGAGAACCCGGATCTGTTTTTCGAGGCTTACCCGCCGCGCCGCGAGGAACTTGTCTGCATCATCGAACACGTTGACAAAGTGACCGGCTCGACGACGCCGGTGTTCGTTCGGCAACACGTCGGGCTCGACAGCATCTACCCGCACTACAACTGGGGGGCATTCCTGGCGAACTGGCAAGTGGTGCCTGAGCCTGGGCGATGGCGCAACCCTGGGAGCGACTGATGACAGACGAGCAAGTCCGCGAAATGGTGGAAGCCTCGCTGCGGATCGCGAAGGCGGCGGATGCCATCTCCGAGTCGGCGCTGAATCTGATGTCGCTGATCGAGCGCACGCAGGCTGATGCGGCGCGGCTCATCGCGGCGCAGTTGAAGCGCAGCGAGCGCACGATGCAGGAACTGCGTTCCATGCGGCTCGAACCGCCGCCAGGAACCAAGGTGCGATTGTCGGATGGGAGGGTGGTCGAGGTGCCGACGTTGAGTGGAGGCGGTGATGTTGAAGGTCAAGCACCGTAGCGGTTCACTCGAATGGCGGTACATCCCCGTGGATTGGTACGTCATCGGGCACCCGCGTTACATCCCGATCTCCATCGTGTCCACCACCGCCCACGCCTCGGCCAAGCTGGCGACCACGGAAGCGAACAGGTTGGCGATCAGCACGGACGGCTTGAACTTCACGGCGCTCGGGGCCGATGTGACGACAGGCTATGACCTCGGAGCATTCACTCCGGGGCAACGGAAGGACTACACGTTGCGGGTGCTGGTTCCTGGCGGCACGAACATCAGGGTCGGCCACTGGGCTTTGGAGATCGGGGAGGGGACATGACCACCATCAACGACAGACGTTCGTCGGTGTCGCGGGTGAAGATCTCGGACGGGAACGGGGGGGAGTTGGAGTTGTACAATTTCAGCATCATGAAGTGGAAAACATGGCTGGCGGCCATCGCCGCTCTGCTCGCCATCGGCGGCGTGGTGTTTGGCGCGGCGGCTGCGGGGGTCCGTCTCGGGACACGTGACGAGATCCAGTTCCAGATCAGCCAACCGCTGTCGCCGCTCAACTTGCACATCGGCACGCTGGTCGAACACGCGATGGATGTCAGGGAACAGTACGAGACGCCGCTGCACCGGCAACAGAACGCCGAGATCGCCGCGCTGAAGGAAGGGCAGGCCGAACGACGGACGCAGATCCTCGACATGCAGCAAGACCTGGCCGAGATGCGGGTCGACATCAAGGAACTCCTGCGGCGGGTGCGGTAGGTGCCACGTCGTGTCCATCTGCGCGGCGATCACGTATGGGACGACCCGAACGGGGAAACGGTCGTGTTGTCGGCGGAGGAGTACGATCAGCTGGTGACGAAGATCGAACGGCAAGCGGATCAGCTTCAGGTCGAGGTGATCTACCGGCAACTGGCCGAACGCAGGCTCATGGAGTTGGAGGGCAACCGTGAAGATCATGCTGGACCCGGGCCACGGGGGCCACGATAGCGGCGCAGTCGGCCAAGGCAACATGAAGGAGAGCGACGTGGTGCTCGGCGTCGCGCAGCAACTCGCCGCGCTCCTGACATGGAAGGGCCACGAAGTTCAGTTGACCCGGTGGGACAACACCTTCCGCGAGCTTCAGCAGCGCTGCGACATCGCCCGCGACTTCAACTCCGGCGTGTTCATCAGCCTGCACTGCAACGCCGCCGACAACCAGAACGCCAGTGGATTCGAGGTGTGGACCGATCCCGAACCCGACGAAGCGGATGAACTCGCCGGGCGGATCTGGTACTCGTTTCGTTCGACGTTCCCCGACATGAAGGGCCGCGCCGACTTCAGCGACGGTGATCCTGACAAGGAATCCAAGTTCTATGTTCTCGTCCACACCCACTGTCCTGCGGTGCTGGTGGAACTGGCGTTCATCAGCAACCGAGAGGATGCCGACCGTCTGCGCTCTGCGGTGTGGCGCAACGCGGCGGTGGCGGCTTTGGCTTTGGCGGTGGAGGAATGGTACTGAGGCTTGTCACACTCGCGTTCTCGCTGTTGCTGCCGGTGACGGTTGCCGCAGTGACGCCAACGCCGACGCGGACGCCGACGAGAACCCGCACCCCGACCCGCACTCGGACCCCCACCATCACTCGCACCCCAACCGCCACGACGACCCCGACTCCCACGCCGACGTGGCCGGTCGCCTGTGAGACGCCCGTGTTCAAGGGAAACGATCTGGTCGAGGTGCGGGTCGAGTACGAGCACGAGGCCACACCGGGCGTGCCGTACGTCGTGCGGCTCGGCCCGATCCACTTCGAGGACGATGGCAACGCAGTCATCCGTGCCGAAGGGCACCCGACGGGGTGCGATTGGACGTTCACCGACATCTTCGCCGACGGTTTCGAGAGCGGAGACGTCACCGCGTGGTCAACGACTCAACCTTGAAGGAGGAGACGATGTACTTCGATGCGATCACCAGTCTGTTGCGGGCGTTTCTCGGGATCTTCGACGAGCTCTCGGAGACGATCCGGGAACGCGGGCCGGTCTACCACCGCGGGGCGT